CAACAAGAGGTTCTGGACCAGACGCTCGACCACCGAAGGTCTTAAGAGAGGCCCCTGCAAGTCGTACTCCAGATACGTCCCACTTTGGAAGCTGACCCGAATAGAGCAAGCTGATAAGTTCTCTGTAAGCTTTAGCCCAGCCAATTTTAGAGTCGGCGACGTGTATAACGGTGTCGGTGTCATGGAATTCCTCTGCTACTTCTGGTAGCTTGCTAACGTACTGACGTTCAACAGAGTAGCCTACGCCTGTACCGCACATAAGTACGTACATCATCTCGTCAAACGCTTTAGGGTGGTCAATAGGTAGGTAGCTACAGTTGAAGCCAGCTACGTTGTCACGGTCAAGAGCCTCTCCAGCAGTCATAAGTGCTCGCATAGACGGCATTACGTTCATGTCGTGGATGTCTGCAAAGATACCATTGGCTTCTTCGAGTGTTAACTTACCCTTCTCAATCCAGAAGTTTAAGTACCTGTCGATTGTTTCTTCCCAAGTCTCCCGACGCTGTTCCTCTGGTAGGTAACGAGCGTAGCGTGACTTGTGTATGTACTGTTGATATGCGTCCATTAATTCATTTCCTTGATTAGTCGTTCAATGTACCAGCGGCACTTACGTAAGTCCTCTACTGGTTTGCCTTTGTAGTCATATCGCCAGAGGTACTTCAGTGCGTTACCCTTGAGATAGCCTCTAAACTCGTTCTCAGGCATGGACGCTTTAATGGCTTCGATGGCTTCGATAGCTCCGTTGTTGTAGTGGTCAGGCTTTTCTACAGGGTCTGGTGTTTTCCTGATAGAAAGCTTTGCTAACTCTCGAACCTTGTCCCATTCCATTGGAGTTACGTCGTCAATACTCATTCTCTTCCTCCTCTAGCTCTTCTTCAAACACGTCTAGTCTATTGATTAGTTTGTCCTCAAACCTGTCCAGAATCTGTTCTGAGGTTATCTGTAGGGCCTCCAGAAGGTCGTCTGGGTCTAAGGTTTTCAAGAGGCGTTCCTTAACTTCCTCCAGCGTTAGCGACATAACTAATCAACTCCTGTAGTGTATCTATATTATACCATAGTATTTTCTCTTTGTCACACCATTGTGCCATAGTCATTTTGGCACCCTTACGTATTCTCTTGTTGGGCTGCATTAGAACAAAGATTAGCTCTTGTCCTTCTGGGAGGCTGTCCCTGATGCTGGTGTATTTCTTGGTGTCTCCATCTCTGAAATATCCTTTGCACTCAATAAGATATAAACCGCTAGCATCAACGAAGTCAGGACGGTAGCTCCTAGAGATAGTGTAAGGAATAGTGAAAGGCTCATAGTTAAACTCCTGTAGTATTTTGGCGACATCTTCTTCAAACGTGCTTCTAAATGGTGATTTCTTGGACCTTCGGCTCATTGTGTACCTCCGTTAAAAACCTTGGGCCTGTAGAGTAAGAGAAGGCACGTAGACCCGGCCAACACTCTTTCTTATATGCACAATAGGAACAACCTATGTCCAGCTTCATGTTACCACTCTTGCCGTCTGGCTTAGGCTCGTAGCAGTTTTCAGGAGGCTCTGGCTGCTTAACCATCTCTTGGACATGCTCAATACGGTCTGTGATGTCAAAGCCTATCTTCTCGTACACAGGAGCTTGAGTGTCTTCCTCGTTGTACAGTAGGTAGGTTAAGTGTCCGTTCTGTTTGTCCATCGCAAGCCATCCAAAACTTGTCTGGTTCTCTGCCTTTGCATATCCTTTAATTTGAGCGACGTATCCAAACGGGTCATCGTAAGCCAGAGTGCCGTCTTTGAATTTCTTAAACCCATACGATGAAACACTTTTAACGTCCGTGACAACACCGTCAATTTTGCAGTCCATAGAACCCGTAATGCCGTTGATTTCACATTGCTTTTGTTCTGCTGTAACTTCATGTCCTGAGGCCCTCGTAAGGAATAACAACAGTTCTTCGATAAGGTGTCCGTAGAGAAACTTAACCAGTGTGTGGCCCTGCATCTCCTCTGACTTTTGAACATTGTTGTAGTGGTTCCATAAGAACCTGTCACGCTTACCAATGTTGGACATGCGTAGTTTACGTCCGTCAAAACGACGACCACCAAACTCCTTACGCATCAAGTCCTTGACGTTTTCTCCAAACTGCTCAATGCACTCTTCGATGTCAACGTCTTTATCTACCCTCTTGGTCTTAACAAGTTTGTAAATGTCGTCCACTAAATTGTATACGTTTTTCATTGGTAGTTTCCTACTATACCAGAGACTACCTCTTGGGCTTGCTCTGGTGTGCATTTAAACCACTCACTACGTCTTTCGTACATCTTCTGTAGCTCAGTGTGGGCTTCTGACTCTGCGACCCTTCGGTCGCTTACGTTCCACTTATAGTTTAACACATAATCTCTAAAAGGGGAAGAGGTTTGGTAGTTATTCAGCCGGTCTTCTGAATCAATCGCCATGCCTACTTTGACCCACTCAGGGAAGCTAGGGTTGACAATGACGTAGACTTGGCCTTCTACACTGGACTCGTACTTCGCTAGGCTACTAAATGCTGCGGCTTCAAAGCTCTTGTAGCGTCCGGGCTTGTGCAAAGGGTGAGCCTTTGGTATGTACTTGCCGTTTACAAACATTTTAGTTTGGTCACGCTTCCACACAGCCTCTGGATTGTCCTTGTAATACTTGCCTTCGCTTCTTTTATAGTTCATGGTCACTCTCCTTAGTGGGTTTCTGCCCATGTTGTTCCGACTTGGTACTCTCCGTCAAGGGGGCATCTGAGGTTGTAATGAACACCTGCCGCCTTGAGGCACTCGACTGCAAGCCAGCCAAATTTCTCTGCTTGGTCTGCAACCACCTCCGATTGTACTTCATCATGTATGTTCCCTATGAATTTGTAGTCTAGGTTCCACTGCGGTGCGTAGTCGTCCAGTATGACTAGGGCCTTCTTCATCACGATGGCTCCTGCCGCCTGTAACAGCGTATTCAATGCAGCATGTTCAGATCTAACTCTAAGTCTTCGTCCATCAAGTCCTGTGAGATAGCCTCGCCCAGATGCTCGACCAACGCGTTCTCGTAGACTTTCAAGAGCAGGTGTATTTCGTAGAAATCGTTGTTTAAGATTTGCGCCGTCTCTTGGGCTTCCTCCAACGATACTTCCAATTTTTGCGTCTCCTGCTCCGTAGAGGAAAGCGTAGATGAAAGTCTTTGCTTGAGGTCTTGTTTCAAGCCCAGCAGCCATTTGGTTTCTTGTGTGAATGTCTTCGGTGAGAAGGACATTGGTAAACTCCTTGTCGTCCATGTAGTGTGCCAACATTCGTAGCTCAAGGCCACTAGCGTCAAAACCTACTAGCTTCTTCCCTTCAGGTACAGTCCAGCATGAGCGACACTCTTTACCGTATAGGCTGTGTCCTGCTGGTACTTGTGCCATGTTGGGACTCTGGTGGGTCATACGTCCAGTGACAGCACCGTTACTAATCACACGTCCATGAACCCTACCGTCTTCCTGTACATGCTCCATCCACGAGTTAACCTGTGCGTATCTCTTTTGTAGCATCAAGTACTCACTGACGGACTTAGCTTCTGGTAGGTCAATGGTGGCTAGTACAGCCTCGTCAACAATCGCATTCCCTTTTTCCGTAACCTTTTCAAAGACCACACCAAGCCCCGATAGTCTCTTCGCAATCTGTTGACGCGAACCGACATTGAAGACTTCCACTTTGTCCTTAAGGCGTTTACCCGTCTTATCAGACCACCTCTCGTGTATAATCGGAGGAAACTTCTCCTGTAGTTCTTCTTCAATTGCATTCATTCTCTCCTTAAATGTTGCTAGTAAGTCCATACATAAGTACTGATCTAGGAGCCAACCGTTTTGTTCCTGTTGATGTACTACGTACTGAACCTTATGTTCCAAGTCGATGGACTGCTGGTCAAAGTCTGCCATGTCCTTGGTTAACCGCTGGTGTACTGCTTCGGTGACTGCTACGTCCTGTATACAGTAGTCAATCATTTCCTGTGACAGTCTTGACCAGTCGTTGTGGTCGCCTTTTGGAAAGCCTAGTTCGTTACCCCAGTTACGCAAAGAATGTCCACCGGACTTGCTTGGGTCAAACAAACGTGACAATACCAAAGTATCGACTATGCGCTCAGGAGCCACAGAAAGCCGCCAGAGACGTTTTAGCACTGGGAGGTCATAACCTATCAGATTATGTCCACAGACGCTTACAGAGCCTTCTAGAGCCTTACAGAGGGTGTCACGGGTAGTATGTACAGTACTTACACCGTTTTCCCGTGTTACAACGCACCAAATGGTGTCGGGAGTTAGGCCGTTGGCTTCTAGATCAAGGTAGATCAATTTATTTCCTTTAAAACGTACTTCCTAACAAAGTTCTCAGGACTTTTGCTGTAGTACCACTTCATTTTTCCCTGTACTCTCCACATACCTGTTCTCAGTACGTAAACAAACTTGTTGTTAATCAGTACTTGGCCCGAAACAGAGTAAGGTTCGACACTAATATTAAATGATTCCAACACAGACAAGGAAGAAAGACGCTCAACCTCCCTTTCATAAGGGTTACTGTATTGCATTTTGTGGTCGTTTCTTTCGTCAAGTGCTTTTGCTTGTTCGGTATTGTACGCTATTTTTTCCTCCAGCGTTTTACCTTTGGTGTGCTTTTGATCTGCTTGTTTAGCTATTTTATGAAAAACTCCTAAAGGGTTCATTAGAAATCTGCTCCTATTTGAGGGTTAGCTACTTCCTGCATTCTACCCGTGCCTCTGTCGTACTGTAGGTAACAAGCGGGTCCGGTCTCACCAGTGTAACGATTCTTAAGGACTCGAACAGTAGTCGTGTTCCTTATGTCTTCGTTAGTGTTCTGCTGGTCACGTTCCATGCCTATTACTATGTCTGACAGCTGTGCGATTGCCTGTGAGCCTCTCAGTTCACCCAAGGATATCTGGGCACCGTCCTCGTGTGCCTTACCTTGGGACCGCTTGAGGTGAGACACTAGGAATAAGCTAATGCCTGTCTCTGCTACCAAGGTCCTCAGCTTGGTCATTATTTCATCAATGGCCTTTCGTTCGTCTCCGGACTCTTGGGAAGACACGACGATGGACAGGTGGTCCAGTACGACATACCGGCAGTCCAAGGCTTTTGCCATGTAGCGAACACGGGCGAGCAGGTTATCTGTTGAAGTTGACCCCCAATGGTCGAATAGGTAGTAACGTCCTGTTCCCAGTGTGGCTTCCCAGTAGGGCCGAAGCTCGTCCACAGGCGTGTCCTCTTCCAAGTGTAGGGGCCGGTTTGCCGCCACCGACATGATACCAAGACTTGTTCGGGCCACGTCTTCTTCGAGGGCCAACACCCCAATATTTCCTTCACATCGCTGTAGAAGGTCATACTCAATTTCGCGGATGAACTGTGACTTGCCCATACCACTACCGCTGGTGATCGTAACGAGTTCATACGGCCTATGTCCTCTGGTTATATGATTGAGGCCGTCCCACGGGTAAGGTATGGACTTGACCTGTCGTTTCTCAACGAGTTTGTCCCACGTCTCTGTACCTGCAATGATGCCGTCAGGTCGGTACACCTTGGCGTTCCACCATGCCTGAGTAAAGTCCTTGACACGGTTAGCCATGAGCATGTCACTGGCGTCCTTGAGTGGTAGCTTACAGACCTTCAGCTTGTTAGGACTAAAGAGGTCCTTCACTGCGTCCACTGCTACGTCACCTGCCTTGTCGTTATCAAAGCATAGGACTACGTTTTCGTACCCTTCGAGCCACTCAAGCTGTTCCTTGATCTCCTTGGATGCGTTGTTAGCACCAGAGCGTAGCGACACTACGTCGTACTGCTTATTGAACATCTCGTACACTGCAAGGGCGTCAAGTTCCCCTTCGGTGATCGTAAGGTACTTGTTGTTGGTGCACTGTTGTTGACCGAAGAAGCCAACACCTGCCACGTCTCCAGAAGATGAGAAGCCCTTAGTTTTAACGTCACGGACCTTGGCAGCACTGACCTCCCCTGTGTCTAACTTGTAGTAAGGGTAGTAGTGCCGAATGATTTCGCCCGTCTTTGAGTACTCCACTGTAACACCGAAACGACTACAGGTTTCCTGTGAAAGCCTACGTTGTGGTATTGCCGCCACTGTACCGCCCATGCTCAGGGGTTTAGCCTTTGGCAGTTCTTGTGTTGTCATTGGTTTTTCACCGTCCCCAAATAGATGATAGTCACAACCAGAGGCGAAACAATGTGCGCCTCCGTTGTCATAAATTGCGAGAGCGTCCGAAGAACCACACTCCGGACAACTCTCGTGACGTAGGAACTTAGAAGTCTGCGGCATCGCCCACAGCCATCTCAGCTTCCTCAAGGACTTTTACTGCTTCAAGGTAGGTGGACACACCGTGTACTGGGTGCGCTGGTCCTGTCTTGTACTTCAGGCGTACTGTGGAGTTATAGGGTACTTCTCCGTTGTACGGGTTGCCGTCTGCATCAAACACCTTGATGTCGTACTTGGACTTGAACTTTCGTTGTTTGTTGCCTTGGTAGTCCTTGATCTTGATACCGTTGGCGGCAAGGGTTGACGCGTCGTCCTCTGACATGGTGATTGTCATGGAATAGGCTCCAGTGTCCTGACCATTGTACACGTCGTGCTCAGTCAGTTTGCTGAAGTTAACTATGCCTTCTACTGTTGTTGCTGTCATGGAATAATCTCCGTTGGTTGCTTTGGGTTACGTCCTGCTTTTTCTCAGAACATACTAATAGTATACACTACTTACGCCTCTCAATCAAACCATATTCACGTATTCGTCGTTAATGATTGTCTGCACATGGACGTACCCTTCGGGCCAGTACGTGTAGGACTCCTTGAGTGCCTTGGCTGTCCTGTGTACTGACGCCTCAAAGTGTTCAAACATCCCTATCTCGTCTTTGTAGTACCAGAAGGGTATACGTAAGACAGGCTCTGCTGGACCGTGTTGCTCGTAGTACACAATGATCTCTGCGTCGTTACCAATGGGTCCGTCGTTGCCAAAGTGCTTCGTGTGGCTGTTCTCTGGTTGTTTCATGTTCAACCCTCACTCTCCGGCAGTTCGTCACTAGCTAAAAACAATATCTTGTCCAGTGTGGACTTAGACATTACCACGTTCCCCCGGTCGTCCAGAGACAGCTCTAGGTCCTTACGTAGTACAAAGGGTATACCACCCCAAGGGTCGGCCCTCATGATGTCATTAGTCACTGCACGGGCTTGTGTGTAGCCTAAGCAGTAGATGGAGTAGTCACCACCATCGACTACGTATATGCTCTTTTCGTCAATTGCCATACTTAAGTTGCTCCTTAGGTTTACCTTAGTAGTAACTACTACTGATTACTCTTTAGTATATATACTTATGTATACCTTAGTAGAGGGTATCAGAATCATCATCAAAAGTCAATGACCCATTTGGGTAATAGTCCAGTGTTTCCTGTGTATCTACTCCTGCGCTAGCAGAAGCAGAAAGACAAGTACCGCAGAGATCAAGAAAATCACCATTAGCGTCCTTTCGTGTTAGTTCTGAGTCTTCTAGTATCTTATTACAAGCTCTACAACGCATCCTTCCAGTCCTCCCCATGTAAGTTAATTAGTAGACCCCTGAGCTGTTTGTACGTACAGCCAGAGAGTCGCCTTTTGCAGTTCAATCGGTACATCTCAGTTTCGTACTCAATGAGATGCTCCAGCATGGCCTGTGTCTCTGGGTCCTCTGGAGGCCCTGAGTAGTCCTCAGAGTCCCCCGTGTAGTAACCTAGCTCGTACTCTGCGTATGTCATTGTGTGACCCCCTGCAGCCTTTGTATGACGTTGTCTATTACCTTTTGTTCTTCCTCTTTCCACGCTTCAATATCACACCTATCATATTGCTCAGGTGCTTCCAAATCGTCGTAGTATTCATCGTGTGCGACTTCCCATGATTCCCTAGGCATCGTTGTCTGCTCCTATATAAATCCAAATTGTAAGTATAATAGTACCTGCTAAGAATATAAACAAGCCAAATGTATCAACTTCTAACGGCATTTTAACAACCTCCCTTGCTTCTCTAGTGTCTGCTGTAGTGCCTTACGTCGTGCCTTACGTGTACGCCTACGTCTTGCCCTTGGATCATTCCAACGCTCGTAAGTGTCAAAGATAAGGAACCACACAGGGACAAAACTAAATAAAATCAATATGTCTACTAATGTTGGGTTCATTGTTTCTGCTCCTTAATTAAGTCAAGTGTTTTTAAATACGGCTCCCGCGTTTCCTCTATAAACCTAAATAACTCTAGCAGGTTTTCGTCGTCGTCAGGTACATTATAGTCTTGCTGTAATAGCTGTAAACCACAATGGAGACTTTCTAATTCTTGATATTTGTTCACGATGTAACCTCATATGCACTATAAAAGAATATAGACTGTAACACAGTGTCATCTGATAGACAAACGGCTTTTGGAAACATCGTGTCGTCATCTAGGGCTTGACTCATGCCCTCTAAGTCAACCGTGTACACGCCATCGACTAGGTTTTCTCGTATGTGGTCCGCTATTACGTACCGACCGGAAACAAACTCTAGCCATCCTAGCTCCGCATCTGTGAGCCTGTATTGCTCCCCGTCGTCTAGCTGATAATGGAAATTCTCAAATTTACCGTCTTGTGACCGTAAACTGTCGTGTGTGTGAATCATGCTGTAGTTACTCCAGTATAAAAGTCTGATTTCCTGTTAACGTACCACAATGCTTCTTCTTCGGTGTTGAATATGTACATGTCCAACACTGGCGACATGTGGTGCCCATGTTTATGGTACTCATACAGTTTGCCATTGTCAAGAACTAATTTAACCCGTGTTGTGTGTCCGTTGTAACCGTCCGGTCTGTTTGCATAACATACGATCATTTTACGCTGCCTCCTTATTAAATCTATTGTTCAATGTAAGCATAATATGCTGATAAATTATCTCATATGCGATCAAAGACATCATCTGATTAGCGCTCTCAAATTCTACACCATAATTAAATGAACTATCCTCCGCGCAATCATACAGAGAATAATCTTGCTGGCGCATCATCGTTACTAGATCCCATGCCATACCATAATAAATAACATACTGGCTACCGTCTGCTAGCTCATGTGCGATGTCGTGCCAATCGTCTTGATCGTTTAGTTGCGCTTTGTAATTGATCCATACGTCATTACATAGCGAGTCAATGTAGTTATCAAAATCTTGTAAATTGTTCATGTGTCAAAGCCCTCCTGTGGCTCTTGTGTTAACTCACTGCTGGACACTCTAGCGAATGCCCAGCGATTAGTCAACCCCTATGCCGCGTCGCGCTTTAACAGCTTTTCATCTTCCCAGATTTGACGCGCCTCGTCGATCTCATCTACGGCGTATTGGTAGTCGTAAAGCGTTATATTGTATTCGTCGTTTAACTCAATGATGACCTCGAATCGTGAGAGACGACACAAAGCCCAGCGGTACCAGTCGTTGTTACTTGCCGCTGTATTCATACCACGCTCGTGCATCCCGTGCGCCTCAATCAAGTTTACGATCTCTTCTCCAACCTTCTTGGTAAGTTTCTTCATAAGAATCATTCTCATCTAGGGGGTGGCCTCTGTCCCCCGTCGCCATGTGTGTATACTCGTCTATCCAGCCCAAGATGTAAAGAGTAAATAATACCACAAATAAACTATTGACCGCATTGGTTGACGTATGCTACTCGCATGTGCGCGTGTAATAGAAGGTAGGTCTAGAGGGACCAACATAAGCTCACACACTTGTCAACCCATGCAAACTCCATGCCAACCTTCTCGTGTTGTACTTATGCAACAATCGTGCCAACTCTAGTCGCTACCATAGGCCGTGTCTTGTGTCAACACTAGAAATTAACACTTATTTTCCTGTGTTGCCTGTGTTAAACTCAGGCGGGGGGCCTAAGCGCGACCTAAGAATACTTGTAGTAGCTACCTAGACACAAAATAGGTTAAAATTAGGATAATTACCCTTAAATTAAACTCATGTAACCCCTTGTTTTTACTCATGTTTACACTTCTACTGCTTTTACCTCTAAAATAGCTTGACTTTCGTGTAGACTTATGTTATACTATTGTTGTATTGAGGGACAATTTTTATTATGACCACTAAGCCGCAGGCTTCGCCTACTGAAGTTAAAAAAAGAGGTCGTGGTAGACCCCGGAAGTCAGAAGTTGCTGCTGTAAAGCCCGGAAACAAGGGCGTAGTGGGCCGACCCAAGGGTGACGCAGCGATAATTAACGAGTACAAAGCTAGGATGTTAGCTAGTCCTAAGTCACGTAAGGTCCTAGAGACTATTTTTGATGCTGCTTTGGACCATGACCATAAGAATCAGGCTGCTGCTTGGAAACTTGTGATGGACCGTATACTACCAGTCGGTGCTTTTGAAAAAGAAGTAGTAAAAGACGGTGGTAGGAACGCTATACAGATCAATATTAGTGGTGTAGGTACTGCTGAAGTTACGACACCTAGTATAATCGAAGGAGAAATAGTAGAAGATGACTCTTAAGCATTTCACTAGAGAAGAATTCGATTGTCAGGAATCAGGCACCAACAATATGGAACAAGAGTTCCTAGAGAAGTTAGACGAGTTAAGGGCATACTGTGGATTTCCTTTCTTCATTACTAGCGGATACAGACACCCGACACTGCATTCAATAGAGCGTAAGAAAGAGGTTCCCGGAACTCATGCCCAAGGGATCGCAGCTGACATAAAAATAACAAATGCTGCGGATCGCCTTAAGCTTGTCAATAATGCTCTTAAATTAGGGTTTACAGGCGTAGGTATTGCCAAAGACTTTATCCATGTAGACACTAGGGGTACTACTCCTGTTATGTGGACGTACTAGTGGATTTAGACATTGAACTATTGCCGTGGCAACAAGAGGTCTGGGCAGACGACACTAGATTTAAAATAGTTGCAGCGGGTAGACGTACTGGTAAATCCAGACTAGCTGCTTGGTTGTTAATAGTAAATGCGCTACAGGCAGGTAAGGGTCATGTATTTTACGTCGCACCTACTCAAGGACAAGCCAGAGACATTATGTGGCAAACCCTTTTGGAACTGGGGCATCCTGTTATTAGTGGTAGTCACATTAATAATCTGCAAATTAAGCTTGTCAACGGAGCAACCATTAGCCTCAAAGGGGCTGATAGACCAGAGACAATGCGTGGGGTGTCGTTAAAGTTTTTAGTGCTGGATGAGTACGCAGACATGAAGCCTGACGTATTTGAACAGATCCTAAGACCTGCGTTGGCTGACCAAAAGGGCTGTGCAATGTTCATAGGCACACCAATGGGAAGGAACCACTTTTATGACTTATACAAGTATGCAGAGATAGACGATGACCCTACGTACAAAGCTTGGCACTTTACATCTTATGACAACCCTTTGCTTGATCCGGGTGAGATTGACATTGCTAAAAAGTCCATGTCGTCTTATGCGTTTCGTCAGGAATTTATGGCGTCGTTTGAAGCTCGTGGGTCAGAAATGTTTAAGGAAGACTGGGTTAGCTTTGGAGAAGAGCCTGACGACGGTGACTACTATATTGCAATCGACTTGGCAGGCTTTGAAGAAGTAGGCAAGAAACGTACAAAGAACACCAAGCTTGACGAAACTGCTATATCTGTAGTTAAAGTAGGGGACAACGGAGACTGGTTCGTAGAAAACATTATATATGGGCGTTGGACATTAGATGAAACAGCTATCAAGATCTTCCAAGCTGTGCGTGATTACAGCCCTATTTCTGTTGGCATCGAAAGGGGAATTGCAAAACAGGCAGTTATGTCACCCTTGCTTAATTTACAAAAGAAGTACGCACAGTTTT